ATTCGCAAAAACCCCAATATCAAGTCTCGCATTCAGGACGAAGCTGAAGACCTCCGTCTAATGGAGAGAACAGCCAAGCTGCCTGTATGACCTCATACTCGACCAGAGACGCATATGAAACATACATTGCGTATCTAGCACTACAGAGGCATTTTACCTCGTCGTATGACTATTTCAAGTACAACGGCAAGGTAAATGCTTCTCCGCAGTCGTTCGAGATTCGAAAGGATAAGTTTCAGTTCTATAAGTTATCAAAACATAATGATTACAAGAATTATATCGTTGCTAACATGGTCAACTCTGACAAGAAGATATGGGTTGGAGACCTGCTAACAACCGAAAGTGACGATATATATAAGCAGTGGTCGAAGAAAATTCAATCACTATCATATCACTTCAAACAGGAGATACGAACATTAGACGAAGATTTTGACTCTAACTTTAAAGTGGTAGATGGTCAGCACCCGCCATTGTTAAACGAAGTTATTGCTAAACGTTTTTCACTGGAATCGCTGATTATACTCGACGACGTTCTAGATATTTTTAAGCATTGGAACTCAAAAATAGCTTTACAAATCATCTGGGAGGTTGTATACTCTAAGAGTAGTAAATACAAACCGTTTCTACAATATGATAGATCAGTAATGAAACAAACATTGCTTGATCGTTTTGGATAAATCGCACATACAAGGAAAATATACATGAACGCATTCGCACAAATGAAGACTCAAAAGAACTCTTTTGACAAGCTAAACGCTCAACTTCAGAAGTTGAACGGTAATCAAGCAAAGCAGACATACGGTGATGACCGTATCTGGAAGCCACAGGTCGATAAGGCTGGTAATGGCTATGCTGTACTACGCTTCCTTCCAGCACCTGACGGAGAAGATATGCCCTTCGTTCGTCTCTGGGACCACGGCTTTCAAGGTCCAGGTGGTTGGTATATTGAGAACTCTCTCACATCAATCGGTCAAGATGATCCAGTGTCTGAGTACAACTCTACGCTTTGGAACTCTGGTGTTGACTCTGATAAGGAGATTGCTCGTAAGCAGAAGCGCCGTCTGAAGTATTTCTCTAACGTTTATATCGTGAAGGATTCCGCCAAACCTGAGAACGAAGGTAGTGTCTTTCTCTATCAGTATGGCAAGAAGATTTTCGACAAGCTGAACGAAGCAATGAATCCTCAGTTTGAAGATGAAACTCCAGTGAATCCTTTTGACTTTTGGGAAGGCGCAAACTTCAATCTCAAGATTCGTAATGTAGAAGGATATCGTAACTATGATCGTTCTGACTTCTCTTCTGCTAGTCCTCTTCTCACTGATGATGATGAGATGGAGCGTATCTGGAAGTCGCAGCACTCCCTACAAGAACTCGTCGATCCTAAGAACTTCAAGAGCTATGATGACCTGAAGACTAAACTCTATCGGGTACTCGCTCTTGATGGCGGTTCACACGCACCCAAAACGACCGCTCAGGAAGACGAGCCGGCGGTGATGGACTTCAAGCCTCAGTTCAAGGAAGCATCTGCTCCTGAACGCAAGACTGAAGATTCATCGCCGTCGTGGGCAATGACCAATGATGATGAGGATGATGATAGTTTATCGTTCTTCAAGAAGTTGGCTGAAGACTAAGAGAAAGGGGAGCTTTTTAGCTCCCCTTTTTTTGTTTAAAAACTAGCGGGAACCTGGTATCTACGATTGGTGCCAGGTCCACCTCTTTTACTATCCGTTGAATAGAAAGTATAGTTATAAATTTTACTACTTTGGTCACGACTGTCATTAGTTGTTGGTGCGGCAATGATATTGGCATCCGTCCCGCCGCCTCGTCTTCTAGCATTTGCGGCAAGTTGTGCTGCTTGATTTTCAGCCTTTTGAGCCGCAACAGCATTCACTTTTGTACCCCTTTCTTTTAGTTCTTTCATGGTCTTATCGACAATATCGCCAGGGGATTCTCCAGCCATCTCGCCAAACATGTCGTACTTCAATCGTTTTTCACGTGCGGCCTTGAACCGCACATCCATCATGCCGCCTTCCTTGTCTATAGCCGTGTCAAACTTACTATCGAACCTCTTCCGAGCTACGCTAAGTATTGAATCTACCAACAATTTTTTATCGGAATCTGACAGTGATGTATTCTGATCAATTAAGCCAAGTTGTCTTTCTACTTCTGCAACTTGTGCATTCGTATTGGCTTTATCCTGAATAAGTGTGTCAAACGCAGCAGAAGCGCCTATTTTTAAATCTTGAACAATTTGTTTTGTTACTGCTTTATTTGCTGCTAGTGAAGTTACCTCATTAAGTTTAGCAAGGGCCTCCGCTTGATTTTTATTCGCAATAGTGGATAATTCTTCTTGGGTCTCTACCATTTTATCTCTAATAGCTTGAGACCTTGTTAAGCCAGTGTCTTCCAGCCTTTTCATAGTTTCTCGCAACCGTGCAGCAGCACCTGCGATTGCTTTCGCATCTTCGCTCGCTACAGCGTCACGCAACTTTTCTCTTTGCTCTTCAAGTATTTCCAGTTCATCATTGACTGCAATATCTCTTAGCAATTCGAGGGCTGCATAAATGCCGGCTACGGCAGCTATTCCCGCAAATACGGGGGGGAACGCCGTTATCACTGCCAAAACTCCTTTAAGGCCTGTAATAGCCAGCTTACCTACACCAAAGGTAGGTATACCGGCTTTACTTAATACAGCAATGGTACTCGCTAGACCTATAGCCCATCCCGCTCCTTCTACCTTCGTACCAAAAATATCACCGATAGTTGACATAAAGTCTCTTAAAGACTTAACGCCTTTTCCGAACATTGTCGTTGGGTCATTGCCTCCGCCTGAAAATATACCTATTAAATCCGCTAATGGTTCTTGTACATATGTTTTAAACTTTTTTGGAAAAAGCGCCATAACAGTTAAAAGACCACCAAGGGCTAAGGTCAAAATACCTAATTTGTTTTTTTTAAGAACCTCAATAATACCAGAGAAGCCTTTACTCAAGCTACCAAATATCTTTGAAAAAGCACTCTTTGGAAGACTTGACAAGTCAAATCCTTTGGATGTGGGCGAGGTCAACAATTTTAATCTATCTTGTCTCTTCCGTAACTCTTCATCCAGTTCAAATTTTGCTCCCATTAATTTAATAAAATCAATTTGAGCAGAAGATAATATTTTGAATTCTTTAACTAATGTTTGTGCCGGAAGCATTAATGCTTTTACTTCATTAACTAATGAATTTAAAATTTTTCCGTTCGATTTATTTCGTCTATATTCATTAAATTCAGAAAACTTTTGTTGGGTGCTTCGGTTTTTATTGCTTGCTTCAATCGCATTAGTTACGTCATTTAATGTTGCTTCAGCCATTTTCTTCTATTTTCCTATTGACTTTTTCTCCAAACATGGTATAATAGCGTTATCGCTAATGATGTTTAGAGTAAGTTATTTCTTAACAGGTGTTGATGGTTTACTAGGTGGTTTACTACCCTTCTTATCACTGTATGCATTAGCACCAAAGTAAGCAGCAACAAGTGCAGAGATTGCTACAAAGTATGTTGGTGCAATGTTACCAATAATCACTGCTGCTTTGTCTACACCAAATAACGAAGTGAAGAAGATGCTAAACGGATACAGAAGCATTCCAAACAAAGCAAACCAAGTCATCTGCCTCATTGCATCTCTACGAGCATCAGCGTCTTCCAACTCTTTACGCTTAAACTCAAGGTACATATCCATCTCTTCTTGTGAGACGTGACCGTCACCATTTGCATCAGCACCAGGCAAAGCCGCTGCGTCAATGGTGACGGTGTTCGTTTCTTCTTCAGACACTTGACGTTATCCTTGTTGTTGTTTTGCATTTTGTTCTTCAATATGATCAATAAGCATTTCAACATATAAGTCACGTTCAAACGGTATTAAATTCTCAAGTTCAGTTATAGAATAGTTATGATGTTGTACTAGGGAAAAGATGACCTTATAATAATTAGAGATATTATTATGGATCATCATCAAGTAAAAAAACTTTGCATCCCTTCAACAACCTTTTCAACCTTCGTACCATCTTCTCTTGCATATTCAACAGTATGCGAGAGTTTGGGAAGCGTATTCAAGAATTCTTCAATATCACGCATGTTTTGAGAAGACAATGAATTAATAAAATCTTCTTGTTCTTTTCTCGTGTGGTCTTTCATCAACAGAACATCATCTTCACCAACCAGTACCTTATCGATGGTAGAGATAACCATTTCCATCATAGCATCATCATCTTGCTTATAAGAAGAAAGTTTTTGCACCACGTTATAGTTTGGGTCTCTTAACGTGATTGAAATATTTTTGTTTAATTCGATAACATACTTATGGTCTTTGTTAAACACTACTTTGATATCATCAATGTTGACAGGAACATTATATATTTGTTCGTCTTTATCATCTGTTAGTGTTAATTCTATCACATTATTTATAGACCTAGCCCTCAAATTTACAAAGATATATTCAATGTCATATGTTGGTAAATCATCAATATCAATTTCTGTGTGTAAGCAGTTGTTGATGACCTGCTTGATTGCATCTAATGTTGCTTCATCACCTTCTCCTTGTGCTGCCATCAGAAGAATTTTCTCTTCTCTCACGGTGAACGGTCTAAACTTAATGTTCTTTTTCCCGTTCGATGATGGCAGCTTTAGTGTAAAGATAGGTGTGTCAATTTTAGGTAATGCCATAGTTTAAATCACTCCGTTAAAGTACTCCGAGTCCTCTTCCTAGAGTTCGGATTGTAGTTCCTTGATTAATCAAATCTTGTATATTTCGAGGTCGTTTAACTGTATTTATCACACCAACAATAGATGCTGCTTGTGCTATTCTCGTGAACAAGCCTACTGGTGTTCTAGCTGGTGTGAAGTCAGAAGCATTAACTGATTCTCTTGTTATGATCATATCATCATATGTAAACTCAATAGGAATCTGAATTAACGTATCGTTTTGCTCCCATCCCATTTGAACTGCACCAATCTGTGTTGGATATGCTTCATACAGAGTATAACTTACTTTTTCTTGGCTATCATGGTCATACCCAATAATCTCTATATAACAAGAATAGTCTTCTTTATATCCAATCTCTCTATAGCCTCTATTATCAAAAACTTCACCACCATCTTGTACGATGAAGTTTAACCATCGCTGAAAGAAGCCCATTATCAGATAATTTGAATCACCAAAAAATGTTGTTGTGAACGAATCGTTCGAACGGGAGATTGGCATCTTATTCACTTGACCATAAGCTAAAGGCTTGTAATCAAATGTGTTGACGGTCTTACCGGGCAAATTTGTAGTGCTACAGAAGAAGGTCAACTCTTCCATTGTAGGAAAGGAATCACCAACGCCAGCAAACACTTTAGGGGGTGGTGTAATTCGTACAATAAACTTGTTTGATTGAGCAAGCCCGCCAAACTTAGATTTAGATATTTGCGCTCTGAAATCTGCTACATTAAACGCCATTACTAGTTTCCTCCAATCATTTGTCTGGAGTCTGCATAAACTTGACCCTTTTTAATCCGTGATGTATTCTCGTAGAATCTCTCAAGAGGTAGAAACAACGCAATGTCCCATTCAGATGGGTTTATATATATCATTCTTGATTCGACTTTACTAATCAAATAGCGATGTATTGTAGGCTTGAATAGTTTAAACTTTGCTGCACCGTTCAATACTTCATAGTTTAAACGCAATCTTGTAGACTCATCGTATTTTCTATTTGATGATAGATCATATAGATTGTCCATCAACTTTGCACGAAGAGGTAGCGGTAGATAGTGCATGTTGATACCAAGCCAACCTTTTGGAACTTTCTTAAAAGGAAACACGAGAGGAAATCTATCATAATAAGGCAGTGTTTTCTTGTATTTTGGATCGTATTGATACAGATACATATCACCCACACGAATCTGTGAACGACCACGCTCTGGGTCAGACTTTACAAGTTTTGCTGGTTGAAGCGCACCTGTACGCCTAGCGGCATCACGATACCACTCTCGTGCGTTTTGAGTGCGAGCAGGGATTTGACCCTTCTTCACACCTCTTAATAAGAGTTCGTCAAATACTGTCGCCAACTTCTTGCCTCTCCTTTTTCGGTCAGAACCATGAATGTCCAACCTCTATCATCACAATATTCTTGAGCAGCACGCCACTTGGATAAGTTCGTGCCCCATGTCTTCACTTCTTCGAGATATCTCTTTGTCACCTTAGACTTCTTCTGTGGTGGTACAGACTGATTCATTGGTTTAATCTCAACGAGTACCACATCACTATTTAGTTTTTTTATCCAAAAATCAGGGAAATATCTGTGCTTTCTACCGTCAATCAAACTACGATAAGGCACGATTATCTCTTCTGACGACCACTGAACGATACCAGTGTTCTCATCACATTTTCTCATAAACTTTAGTTCCCACAGACTTCTATAAATAATCTTAGTGTGGTCACCCTTATATTTATGAGGGTTTGAAGGTCTGAATCTTCCTTTGTATGCCATAATGTTTTCGTTATAAATAGATGTAAATAAGTATTTATAAGGGTTCAATCATGTCTAATGTACCTATCTCGCCAGTTTTGGCTAGAAATCGTAAGAGAAAAATTAATACGACTGCTAACTTGCAGTTTCCTTCTGATTTAGACCAAATTGGAACGCTACTTCTTTTTAAAGAATACTCATTCAACGATAGAGAACTAGGCAGCCGTGGTGGTATTAAAAACACTTCGGATGTGTATGCCGCCGCTAAAATAGTAGATTCACTATATTTACCTCTACCAGAACAAATGTTAGATGCAACTTCTTTAAAAGTTGCTGGTAATGAACTTGGCGGAATGGGAAACGCTGCTGCAAAAGGTGTTGCTGTTGTTAAAGATTCTGTTGACTCTACAATTGACTCTACAATAAAAAGATTTCAGGATGCTGTTTTGAGTATTAATAGTTCAGATGTTGCTACTACTGCTGCCAGTAAATTCTTACTAAAAGGTCTCAGTTCGTTAGGTGCTGAAGGATTGCAATCGGGTATTGAATCAGGTTTGGGAGCAACGATCAATCCATATGCAGCAATGACTTTTGAGGGTGTTAATTTAAAGACCTATACTTTGAATTGGCTTTTAGCACCAAAAAATAGAACAGAAAGCAAAACCTTAAAAAAAATTATTATTTCATTAAAAAAGAACTCTCTTCCGTATTATAAAACACTTAGCATTGGGGATATCAAAGTTATTAGTGGTAGATCATTTATGGGATATCCTAATGTTTGCTTGCCAATAATTGCTGGTGTAGATACATTAGTTATGAAACCTTGTATGATATCTAATTTTAATATTGATTATGGTGCCGGTGGAGAAATTGCTTTCTTAGAGGGTGGCAATCCATTAGCGGTTAAACTAGAATTGACATTACAAGAGATGCAAATTTGGACAAGAGAAGATTATGATGGCAGTAAAGTGGCAGATGATGCCCCAGCCTTTAGTAATGAGACGGGTATAACCGGCCCCGGGAACTTATAATATGTCAAAATATTTCAGATACTATCCACAAACACAATATGCCTTTGCTAATGGTAGTTTTACGATTGAGAAGTCTGTAAAGAACATCTCTCTTAAAACAGTTCTGATGGATGGGTTATCACAGGATGACCCATACGCTTTTCTTCGCTATACAGTGATAGAAGATGAGAAAGCAGAAGACATTGCAGACTTCTACTATGATGATCCTGCTATGAGTTGGTTAGTGTATTTTGCTAATGACATTGTTGACCCATACACTCAATGGCCAAAGACATACGAAAACTTCACTGAATATTTCAGAAAGAAGTATGCAAGTCAAGCACTTCCTACAGGCACTGATGCTATCGTATGGGGACAAGATACAACCAGAACTGATAATATCGTTCATTGGAAAAAGACTGATGATGAGACGATACTGATTAGCCCAGATTCATATATAAGAGCGCAGACATTTAATGGTGATTTTGTTGCTGGTGAATGGACCGCTGTTCGTCGTTTTGATTATGAAATGGAAGAGAATGAGGAACTAAGAAATATCATTCTCGTTAATACTTCGTATGCTCCAACAGTTCTAGAAAATTTGAGAAGTTTATTAAATGGCTAAAAATGGATTTGACGTTGGGTTCGGCAATATCATAGAAGCATCTCTATCTCACTACGATAAAACTGGGATTCGTTCAACTCAACAACCAATTAACGTAGCAGGATTTATTGAAACGCTAACCTTTTCGGAGTCTATCAATAGTCCGGCTTTGATGGGAGAGATTAAATTATTAGAAGCCCAAGGTTTGCTTGATAATTTTCCTATTATTGGTGAAGAATTATTAACCATTAGATACATTGATTTTTTTGAAAATGAAATATCACAAGAATTTTTCGTTTACAATGTAAGTCACGCTGTTCCTAATAAACAACAAACCTATATGTATTACACGTTAAAGTTTGTTTCTACTCATCATTTGTTGGATATGAGTAGAAATGTTCAAAAGAGTTATCAAGATAAAACAATCAAGGAGATGATTGAACTGATATTTGATGAATATCTGGTCGATACAACACGGTTTCCAAACTCAAACAATGAAATTGAGATTGAAGATACTGATGGCGTACAGACGATTGTTATTCCATCTCTTAGTCCGATTGCAGCAATTGATTTTCTAACTCGAAGGTCGTATTCTGCGACCAATAAAAGTTCTAACTATTATTTCTATCAGACAAGAGAAAAATTCAAAATGAAAACGCATGAACAAATGATAAAAGATGGTAGAGAAAGTGCAATCGTATATACATTTAATCAGGCTATACTAGCAGATGATATTGCTACCAGAGATGATGCTATGCACAATATATTATCTTTTAAAATGGATGATAGATTAGATACGATGAGAGAAATAGCTTCTGGGGCAATGATAAGTGATGTTGTTGAAGTTGATATTTTGAATAAGCAATTCATATTTAATCCATACACTTACAGAGACAACGTTCAAGATTTTACTCATACTGATAAGACTATTAGGTTTCCACACACGGAAAAATTTAGACAAGACTTCTTTGAAGCAGATGGTATACCAAAATCACATATGGTTTTTATAGATGCTGAAAGACCTAATCAAAAATATAAAGAAATAATTTCTTCTAAAATTTCTAATCGCTATTATCATGAAGAATTTACTGTTGAAATAGAAATATATGGACGAAATGATATTTTTGCTGGTGATATTATTAAATTAAATATATTTAACTTTGAATCTGTTATGGATAAACAACCAGAATTTAATAAAAGTCTTTCTGGTTATTGGTTAATTCAATCTATCAGTCACGCCATTGATATTGATCAATCTTATAAATCTATATTAGTATTATCTAAAGACCTTGCTCTCGGAGATAACTCTGGAGTTTCGACAATAGCTGATATGACATCGGAGTTTGAAGGATAATGGCTGAAAATGGATTTAGAAATCTACTATGGTTTATGGGTGTCGTAGAAGACCGTAGAGACCCAAGAAAGATGGGTCGTCTTCGTATTCGCTGCTTTGACATTCATCCAGATAGCAAAGAAGATGTGCCTACAGAAACTCTACCTTGGGCAATACCTGTTATTGGTTCGTATGACTTTAACTATAAACCACCGATTGAAGGGTCGTGGGTGTTTGGATTCTTTCTAGATGGCGACGATGCTCAACACCCAATGGTTCTTGGTGTGATGCCTGGTATGCCTACAACATTTCCTAATTCTACTCAAGGATTTAATGGTAAGAGTGATATATATCCTAAACCTCATGATGCATACAATCCAGATGTGAATAGACTTGCAAGAGGTGAGGAGATTGATAAAACTCATGTAGCAACACAACATGCTACAAAAGATAGTATTGAACCTAGACCGCCATACAATGCTCAGTATCCATATAATAAAGTACAAGAAACAGAATCTGGTCATGTGTTTGAAATGGATGACTCACCAGCGTCTGAAAGAATAAATATTCGACATAGAAAAGGCACATATCTTGAAGTTGGGCCAACTGGTACACAAACAAATAAGATTGTTGGTGATGGTGTAACAATCATTGAGAGAAACGGCAAAGTATTGATAAAGGGTGCGTCTGAAGTTACTATCAGAGGTAAGTCTAATATCAAAGTCGAATCTGATTGTAACCTAACAGTCGATGGTACAATGACAACGAATGTGCATGGTGATTATAGATTGAATGTTGGTGGTGGTATTTACATGAACTCTGGTGATATTTTCTCACAGAAGAGTTCGTCTATCAGACAAGAAGCGTATCTGGATAGCTATAATCTATTTACTAGACAGCACATCGTTTCGCAATCAGAAATAGGTAACATTCATGTCTATGCCAACACAGGATTCATTTCTGCATATGCTAACACAGATGTGAGAATTGAAAATGGTGGTAACACATATTTCAACACAACGGGTCAATATAACATTAAGTCTGCTAATAACATCGCTATTGAAGGTGCTAAGATTGATTTGAATACCAGTGGAGCAGTTAAAGTTGACCCAGGATATACAATATATGTGAAAGGTACGCTAACAGATTTTGCTAGCCCATCTGGTAAAAGAGATTCGTTGAGAACGGGTCTTGGTAAGCCCATTGAAAATGATTTTCCAATAGATTTTACTTATGATGATACGTCATATTCATCAATTGCTGATGAACCAGACCCAGAACATGCACACCCTGATGCGGAAGGGATATAAGATATGTCAGACGGTTTAATTTCACAAGATATGGAATTTTTTCAAACAGATGAGCTTGTTGATAATTTAGGTATTGGCGACTTTTCTTCTGAAGATGAACTTAAATCTATTACAGCTTCATTTGCATTTCCTTCAGATCAAATGTCTATTCTAAAGGAAAATATGCTAACTACGATAGAAGGTCTTCCTTTTAGTGAAGCAAGTGGTCTATCTACACTATCTGATTCATTATCAAAGGCGTCTAATGAAGATATATCTGCTATTCTGTTTCAATCTGGTATCAATCCAGATACATTTTCGGTGGAAACTTTCGGGCTTGATATTGCCTCTTTGACTGATTTTCAAAGCAGTGTGATGGGATTCAATGCAACGTTAAATGGTGGTTGTGATGCTCTGTTAGCATTAGAAAATATTGTTACTGATATAGGCAATGAAATAGATGAACTAGACTTAGATAATATATTTCAGCCAATATCTGATTATATGGAAGACTTGGCAAAGAATGTGGAAGATGCAGTAGTCTCAGTTAAAGAACAATTTGATGCATTATCCAGTGATGATATACTTTCTGATATAGCTGATGCTGCCGAATCTGTAGTTGAGACTATAGCATCTGATGTAGAAGCATTGGCTGCTACTGTTGTATCTACAGTAGAAGGTTTAGCAACAGATGCAGAAGCATTAGCATCAGCTATTCAAGCTGATATTGAATCAATTGATGTGTCTGATTTTCTGGAATCTCTTGAAGCAGAAGCAGAGGCAATTGCAGAAGCATTTGAGGCTTCTATTGAAAGTGTTTTAGAAGGTGTAGAAGACGATTTGCTTGCTTTTAAGGACTCTGTTGATGCTTGTTTTCAACATAGTAAAATGGTGAACGAAGTTAAACTTAAAAACTGGGAAAGTGCAGTTGAAGATTTCGAACTACTTGCATAAGGTAAAATGGAGAAGTAAATGTCTAGGCAGGCCCTTGAAAACACTAAAAACAAATTAAAAGAAGAGATAGAATTAGCAAAAAACCTCTTGTCTGAGCAGAATAAAAACTTTACCAAAGCAAGGTCAGCAGCGGTAACAAAGAATTTTTCAAAAAATAACACAACTGCTCATCCAGATGAACTAAAGTCGGTAATTGCTAGAGCAGTTTCAAGTGCAACAAGAAAACAAGATGAAAAAATAGAGAGAAGAATGGAAGAGGTTGGGGCAAAGGTTACCCAAGCAAATGCGAAAATGAAGGACATTAACAGAGGCTCTGCTGCTAATGTTCTAGATAGTGCTTTGGCTGGTAGACCCATACCTAATGCAGTCAGTAGAGATAGAGTAGCGGTTACATATAACAATGCGAATGCTATCTATCCAGAATCTTTTTATGGTCAAAGTATATTTGCTCCTCATAATGCTGCATATATAAACAATCTTCATCCTATCGTAAGAGATAGGGTTGCTCAAGCTATGAGGTCTTTTGTCGATGAGTATAGAGAACAGGGATATGATATAAAAATAGTAGAGGGTGGTGGTAGAAGGTCACTTGCTCAACAAAAGGCCCTTCAAAACAGTTCTAATGCAGTAACCAGACGAGTTGCTGCGAAAGGTTTGAGTTGGCATAATTTTGGTGCTGCAATTGATATCAACCTATATGATTTAAAGAGAGGTGTGTTTATTCAAAGAGCGCAGATAAAATATTATACCGGAATTGCAAGACAGCACTTCTCAAAATACGATATGTTCAACAGACTTGATGGTACATGGGGTGTAAAGAAAATTGTGGACCCAAATCATTTTATTCCAACAGAACTTTGGGGTAAGTCAATACAAAGTCAAGCGAATGTGTTGTTGAATTCTAATGGCACAATAAATGAAAATGGGTTAGATAGACTGCTTGCTGGGCGTAGTTATTCAGGTGTAGTTACATAAATAATAAGTATAAATAAAAAGAAAACTGGAGATTGCTTCATATGGCAACACCATTAACACAAAGAGTTGTATACTCGGACTTCTTTACGGACTTGGATAAACATCCAATTCGTAGCACAGTCTTACGCAAAACAAACGTTGATGCTGTAAAACAATCTCTTCGTAATCTTATGTTGACAGATAAAGGTGAGCGATTGTTCCAACCAAATCTTGGTGGTAACATTCGTGCTATGCTGTTTGAGAACATCACACCACAGACATTCTTGACGATGCAAGAGCATATAAAAGACGTTATTGCAGCACATGAGCCAAGGGCTGATGTTATTGATGTAGTTATTGCTCAGAGTTCACAAGAACACGAAGTTCAAGTCACAATCGTATTTCGTGTTGTCAACGTACAAGAACCAGTTACATTAGAATTACTTTTAGAAAGAGTGAGATAAAATGGCAGGAACTATTATCTCGGAACTTGATTTCAATCAAATCAAGAGTCAGTTAAAAACATTTCTTCAGGGTCAAGCACAATTTGCTGACTATGACTACGACGGGTCTAACATGTCCGTCATTCTTGATGTGTTGGCATACAATACATTTCAGAATAGTTTTTATACGAACATGGCTCTTGGTGAGATGTTTCTCGACTCAGCGCAGCTAAGAGATTCTGTTGTATCTCACGCAAAAGAGTTGAACTATCTACCAAGGTCGTACAGGTCATCAAACGCAAAAGTTACTCTGACATTTACGCCAGGTGATAGCCCAGCATTCATCACAGTTCCAAAATACACGAAGTTTACCACAAACGTTGATGGTAAGTCATACACATTTAGCACAGACCAAGTGTATACTATCACACCAAACCTTGGTGTGTATTCTGCTACTGATGTTTCTCTTCACGAAGGTAGAATCGAAAAAGAATACTATGATGTAACAGCAAGCACAAAATATCTTATTTCTAACAAGAGAGTTGACACAGACAGTATTGTAGTAAATGTATATGCTTCCTCTGCTGCTAGTGCTGAAGTTACTGCTTACACTTTGAAGCCAAATCTCTTTGATGTTGGTTCAAGTGATAATGTGTTCTATATACAACCAGCAGAATTGAATCGGTACGAACTAGAATTTGGTAATGATGTGTTTGGTAGAGAGCCAAAAACGGGTGAAGTTGTTGAAGTTATCTATCGTATCTCCAGTGGTGCAACGCCAAATGGTGCTACTACATTTACGCCAAGCGCAACAATACAAGGATACACAGCGACAGTCACAACGACAACAAACTCTAGTTCTGGTGCTGAAGAAGAAACGCTGGATTCAATCAAGTTCTATGCTCCAAAATCTATTCAGATACAAGATAGAGCAGTCACAGAATCTGATTATGAAAATCTTTTGAAAAACAAGTTCTCTGAAATACAAGCAGTATCAGTACAAGGTGGAGAAGAGTTAGACCCACCTCAGTATGGTAAGGTTATGGTTCATGTTGATATTCAGAACAGTGATGGCGTATCGGAAAGTGCAAAAGAGAAATACAAGAAGTTTCTAAAAGAGCGTACACCTCTTGCGATTGACCCAGTAGTTCTGTCACCAGAGTTTTTGTTTGTTGCTGTTGATACGACAGTGTATCATAACACAAAAATCTCAGATGCTACAGAGGCTGCAATCGAAGCACTGGTAAGAACATCAATAGGTTCTTATAACACAGCATATCTAGCAGACTTCAAAAAGAACGTTAGACAATCTAGGGTTGCTCGTTTTGTTGATGACACAGCAGACTCTATCGTGTCCAACGATACAGAACTTAGAATGATTATTGATTTTATCCCAGTGTCTAGTCAGGCTTCAAGCATCACTGCTGATTTCAGCAATGCTTTGAGACAGGATCATCCTATAACTGCTGGCGACGATATCAATAGTCACACACCAGCAGTTAAAACTTCTAATTTTGTATTCGAAACACAAACCGCATACATACAAGATAACAGTGATGGTGTCTTAGAAGTTATTACGACTACAGTCGATGGGTTCAAAGTGCTGAATGGTGATATTGGTACAGTAGACTATACTACAGGGCGTGTAGTCATTCGTGATTTGAATGTTAGTTCTTTCTCTGGTAGTGCCATCAAGATTTATGGTAGACCAGAAACACAAGATATCATTGGTCCTGCAAGCAAGATTATCTCAATCCGTGACGTTGATGTTAGCGTAACAGTAGAGGCTGCGACTCAGTAATGCATGACCTATCGAAAACTATCTCAGAGTATATCGAACAGCAGTTTCCTGCTGTTTATAGGGAAGACGGTCCAAACCTAGTTGCCTTCACAAAGGCATACTATGAGTTTATGGAGAACACTTCGGAGTCTCCTACCACACTCAGTCGTTCGATGTTTCAGAACAGGGACATTGATGAGACATTAGATAGTTTTCTAGTTCATTTCAAAGAGAAGTATCTCTCAGAGTTTCCTTATGCAAAAGCGGTAGATAAGCGATTTGCTATCAAGCATATCATGGACTACTATCGCTCAAAGGGCACACCACAAGCAACTGAACTTCTCATTCGCTTATTGTTTAATGAAGAAGCATCAGTATATTATCCTGGCGATGACATACTTCGTGCTTCAGATAGTAAGTATAAGATTCCCAAATACATTGAAGTCACACAGTCAGCAAGGTCTGCTGGGTTTGTTGAGAATCAAATCACAGGTTCTCAAACTGGTGCCACTGCTTTCGTCGAAGGTCTTGTAAAGAAAAGAGTTCAAGGTCGTATCATTGACATTCTCTATATTAGTAATATAAAGGGGTCGTTTAGAACGGATGAGTTAGTCAGTGATGATGGGTTGCTTGCAAACGCACCAAAGATTATTGGTTCTCTCTCCTCTATGAACATTGTCAATGGTGGTAGAAACAACGTTATTGGTGACGTTTTTAATGTGGTTGATGATACAGGCAGACAAGGTAAAGTTCGTGTCACTGGTACTGAGGATGCTACGGGTCGAGTTGACTTTGAACTTGTAGATGGTGGCACGGGTTACACACTTAATGATTTAGATGATGGTGATGCGACAGACGATTATACAGACGTTCGTGTTGCCACAGCGATGATTGCTGTCGATAACTCGAACACATTAAATCAGTTTATTCAGTTTGAGACTGTAAAGCAAGAGCGTGAGATTGTTACTCTACTCAGCGCTCAAGACTTTGCTGATGAGTATTTTGACAATCTTGCTGCCAACTCAGAATCAGTTGCTGATGATTTTGTTTTGGGGGTCAAGGTATATCCAACAGCATATACAGCAAACTCGACGAACGGTCCTGCATTTCTTAGGTCTACTGTATCAGACTCAAATGATATTGTTGTCATTACAAATAATACAATCATAGCGAACACTGAATACTCAACGAACTCTACACATATCGTATTTGATTCAGACCCTGGTGATGGTGCAGTCATTTCCGTTCTAGAATATGTGGTTGTTGCCAATAGTAAAGTCGTATCATTGAGCGCTGACGCTGCAAATACAAGTGCAACTCTTGTGATTACAAGTGGCACCTTTGCAAACCAACTGTTGATTGATACAGCAGATAATACATCATTGTCTGTTAATGAAATCGTAGATGAAGAATCAACCATTACCTTAGAGGTTGTTGATGCAAGCATCTTCTCTTCTCATGTTGGTGAGAAACTAGAGATGCAGAAGTTCACAACAGTAGCAAATGGTCAATACTTATCAGCATATGCTTATGGGTATCTAACTGTTGCAAACACTACTGGTAATTCAACAATCGGTGAGTTCCTAACACTTGAGCCGGCTTTTGGTACATTTTTAGCAACAGAAGAAATAGAACTATATTATGCTAACGGTACAGTTCAAGCAACTGAAACCATTGATGCTGTTTCAGTCACAACAGCAGGGGCAACTGGTATTGCCACATCAGCATCAGATGCTAACACTTGGAATATCAAAGTAACATCTGGTGCATTTACTGCTGGCAAGAAGATAAGAGGTCGAGAGACAAGAGTTGAAGAAACGATTAGTGCTATAACAGCAACTGGTGCTTCTGATGTTTGGTATAATGGTGTCGCAACTGCAAATGGTGTTATCGATACAATTGCTAACAATACAGTGACTGGAGTTGTTGTTGGTCAAAACACAACACACGTTGGATTACATAGTAACACCTCTGCATTTTCATATGTTGCAGGCGCCGGTATGACTATCAAAACTTCTCGTGAAGATTTGAAAGAGATTGACCTTGTAGCACAGCCTAATCTAGAACTTACTATCAACGCAGTTGGCACTGGTAGTGGAGCAACGTTCCAACCAGGCGCATTAGAGAACGAAGAAACTGTTACGCTAAACACTGATTTTGTCGGTGCTAAAAATGTTGCAAATGTGGCTTTCTTAGATGTGATAGTTGGTACAGCAGCAAACAGTGGCATTGGATTTGTCGATAGCATTACGATTAATAGCGGTGTTGCTACATCTAACGGAACAAGTAAATACATTTCTTCTATTTCTCAAGCAAATCCGGCAGTCGTTACCACAACAACTGAGCATGGATTTACACAAGGCGGTGCAGTTACGATAACAGATGTAAAAGGAATGACAGAAGTAAATGGTAATGAATATTTTGTGGCTATTCTTTCAACAACAACATTTGCGCTTTACCAAAATTCTGGATTATCTACCTCTATAAATTCAACCGGATTCACTGCTTATATAACTGGTGGTGGCACTGGATACGCAAATGGTACTGGTAACGTTACATTTACAGGTGGCGGATATGCTGATGGGAACCCAGTGGTATCAGCAATAGCTTCAATCACGACAAACGGTAGTGGTGTGATTACTTCTATCACAGTTGATAACCCAGGTGAAGGTTACTACGGCACACCAACAATCGTATTACCAGATAATGGTGGTGGCACAGATGCTACAGTAGTTGTTAATTTTGACGGCGGTTATGGATTCATTAAAAATCCAAATGGCGATTCAACAACTCAGTTTCAGTTTCTATTCACAGATGATGACTTTACGATGGGTACAATAACATCACTGACAAGAATTAACCCAGGTACTGATTATAATCTTGATCCGTTCATTTCAGTACATAATAAATATATCGCAGCATTTGACAGAAAAAACATCTACCTAAACATTACTCTTGTTACTAGTAACTTTACTCCGGGCGAAATCATAGAGCAAGATAGCACAGAGAAAGGTGTTATCATTTCTGCTAATAGTAGTGTGTTGCATGTTAAGAGAACACGTTTCAATACAAGTTGGTCAGCATCTAACATTATTGGTAAGAGTTCTGGTGCTATTGCAAGTTTCTCTGTTGGTGATGATGCTATCGATTTAGTATCAAACTCAATGGGTGATAATGCTATAATTACTGGTGATGTTATTGTGGCAGATGGTGTAGCAACCACCGTTGATGTTATAGACTCTGGTTATGGTTATTTGGGTGACCAAGCAATGTCACTGACAAGTGCTAACAACTCCTTTGTCATTACCGCTAACTCGGTTGTGGCAACAGAAGGTACTGGCACAGGCTACTGGGAAACAACTACATCACACCTCAGTGATGTTTCTAAAGTAAGAGACAACAAATATTATCAAGAATATTCGTATGATATTCAAACTGGTGTCTCAATCAATCGCTATCGTGACATTGTAAAAAAAGTTCTTCATGTTGCTGGTACTGAACTATTTGGTACAGTCGTGAAGAATAGCACTATAAATACTAATGTTACAGCAGCAACTTCGACAACTGATACCGTATCCACATCATAAAGCAAAAGAGAAGATGACGAAATTAGTTACAGATAAATTCAAAACGCACATGGCGGCTCAATTCGTTGAGTCTGTTTCAGAGTCTTCAAACAGTTTATACTATGTGTTTACTGGTGAGACTTTGCCATTCACAGATGACAATACACCTCCAGCACCAACTGATAGTACATTTGGTGTGCATAATGATGTGTATGATAATCTCTTGTTCGGCAAAAAGATTACTTCAGATGATGTGAAGCATATGATTCGCCGTATCAACTGGCAATCCGGTAACACATATTCTGCTTACAGTTACACCAGCACATCTCAAGCAACGGATAACTTTTATGCCATCTCAGAAGAGAGCGGTAACTATGCGGTATTCAAATGCCTAGATAACAATGGTGGTGCTGCTGCAAACGACCAACCATTGTTCTCAGAAACGGCAGCAGACGACGAATTCTATCAGACTAATGATAAGTATGTCTGGAAGTTGATGTATAATATCAGCGCTTCTGATTGGTCTAAATTTGCCACAAACGATTTTGCTCCTGTCATTCCTGATGCAAACGTATCAGCAAATGCGGTTAGTGGTTCTATCGAAGCAATCATAATCAATAGCGGTGGTGCTAACTACAATGCACACGCAAACGGTACATTCAAAGAAATCTCTGTTGCGGGTAACACGCTAATACACGGCCTTCAAAGTTCAAGTGGCGCAGGCCCTGGGCCTGTCGTCCAGAGCGAAAGTGTGCCGCTCAGTACAACTACGGACTTCTATAAGAACAGCACAATCTATATTAGATCGGGCACAGGTGCTGGGCAAGCAAGAAACATCAGTGAATATATCGTTACAGGTTCTGAACGAAGAGTTCTTATTAACCCAGCATTTACTACATTACCCGATACAACTTCCGTTTTTGAGATTGCTCCTAGTCTCACAATCAAAGGTGATGGTGACGATGCAGTTGCTATTGCTACAATTGATACGACAGCAAATTCTATCTCAACTGTTGAAATTGTCAATAGAGGGTCTGGATACTCTTTTGCTGATGTTATTATTTCAAGCAATGGTGATAGCACTGTAGCTGCAAATCTCACACCAAGTCTCTCGCCTCCTGGTGGGCATGGTTCTGATGTTATTAATGAACTTTATGCATCTCGTGCAGGCATCTCAGTAACATATGCGAACAACGAATCAAATACAATTCCCACAACGAATGATTATCGCTCTGTTGGTATTATCAAAGACCCATTGTTTGCTAACGTTGAGTTGACGCTCACGACTTCAACAGCATCGTCATTCTTAGATGGTGAGACTGTCATTCATTACATTCCACAATCATCTAATACACTTCTTCGTTCATACTCATACACACTCTCAAGATATCAGACGCTTACAGTTAATACATCTACGATGACTGGTTTTACAACTGGTAATAAGATATCTTCTGATGCTAAGGGCGCTGAGATTATTGCTTCCTCTGCAAACACAATTCATATAAGATTGAATGAAGGAAGTGCAGCTTTTACTGCTAGTGATATGATTGGCAACAATACAATCACAGAAACTGTGAGTAGTGTAAGTGCAGCGCAACCACCCGTAGTTGTTACAGCAAGCGCACACGGTCTTGCAAATGGTGCTGCTGTATCATTCCACGACTTGAATGGCACTGCTTTGGACGATGACGATGCAGCAACTGTATACTACGTCAAACCATCAAACACAACGGCATTCTCTGTATACACTGATACAGGCTTATCTACACCATTCAATAACAGCGGAAATACCACAGCAACTTCTGGGTTTGTTACGAGTGGCCAGGAAATAAAAGACATTCATTTAGCAGTGTTTACTCACACTGGAAATAATGATCCTATCTCTGGTAAAGACGATGCCGGTAATGCTTTTGGATTTAGTTCAAACTTACCGCTGACTTCAATAGTAAAACGAAATGGTGTTGCTGTGGCTCATACAAAAACCACCACAGCGGCTACTCTTACAGATATCACACTCGTACCTGCTAGTGATGTAATCACGGTTGAAGTATATACTTCAGCAGAGACTGTTACTCTACCAGACTTTATTGGTAGAACCACGGGTGAAGTAAGCAATAGAGCGGGTGATGTTCTAAGACTTAGAAATATTCGTGGAGACTTTGAAACGGGTCATAAGATTAAAGGTCTTACATCTGGTATAGAAGCAGAGATTGAAGCGATTGATAGAAGTTTCACCACGTTCAATCAGTTGACAGAAATGGCAGTTCAGATTGTTGATGTTGGTACCGGCGACACTGGTGTTGCTAACACAGGCTTTGCGATTGACCAGTTTGTAACGCAAGACCAAGGTACTGCTGGTCCAGTTCAAGCCGCTGATGGTTCTACATTTGCTCATGGTTCAGTCTTTGCGGTGTCAAACACAATCACTCGTTTTGTAGATAGCATTACAGCAGCGAACCCAGCAGTTGTTAAAACGACTGTAGCGCATGGTTACTCTAACGGTATGGTCGCTACATTCAACAGTCTTAACGGTTCTATTTTTGCTAATACTGTTCCAGTATATTATATTGGTACTATAAATACTACTGCATTCTCAGTGTATAGTGATGCAGCATTAAGCACAGCCTTTGATAACAGTGCAAACTCTGCTGCTAACACAGGAACCATTATCGGTTCGGGTATTGGTACTGTTGGCGCAAGTGCTTATAGAACATTCTTCTTGAGCAATGTCAAGGGTATATTTGGAGTGTCTGATGATGCTGCTGGTGTTGTAAACACATTCGTTTCTAATACGGCAAGTGGTGGTACTGGAGCATCTGCAAAGATTACAAGTCGTATCGACGGAGACCTTGTTGACAACTCAGGTGAAGTTATATACATAGAAAATATGTCACCAGTCAGTAGGTCTGATGATCAATCTGAAAAAGTAAGAATTATTTTAGAATTCTAAAGGGATAAGAAATGGGATTAGATACCAATTTTAACCAAGACCCATACTTTGACGACTTCGATGAAAGTAAAGATTTTCATCGAATTCTGTTTAAGCCCGGTGTTGCTGTTCAGGCTCGTGAACTAACACAGCTACAGACGATTCTACAAACTCAGATTGAGCGTTTTGGCGACAATATTCTTAAAGAAGGCACGCTCGTAAAGGGTTGTTCTTTTGGTTATATTAGAAGACAGCCATACGTCAAAATTACTGATCTTCAACAAGATGGTCAGCCTGTTGTTATGTCTAACTATGAAGGGCTTCGTGCTGTAGGGCTTACAAGTGGCGTTGAAGGTTATGTTGTTAAAACAAGCACGGGACTAGAGTCTCAAGTCCCAGACCTAAACACGCTTCACATTCGCTATGTTAAGGGTAGTGGTGCTAATACAGCATTCTCAACGACAGAATACATTCGCCTTGAGAACTATAGAACTGCTGCTACAGTGGCAACAGTTCAAGCTGCTGGTAACGTGACTGGTGTTGCAAGTGCTGCAATTGGTAATGGTACAGCATTGCGTGTTAGCGAAGGCATCATTTACCAAAAGGGTGCGTTTATTGGAGTAGACAAACAACTTGTTATCGTTGACGCATATAGTGTAACACCAGATGCTAAATCTGCTGGCTTCGTTGTTGCTGAAACAACGATTAACAGTTTTAATGACACATCTCTTCTCGACAATGCCGCAGGGTTTAACAACGCTAATGCTCCAGGTGCTGACAGAATCCAACTAAGACCCGTTCTTACTGTAAAGACAACCGCTCTCGCAAATGCTGATGAAGATTTCTTTACTCTTGTAGAATATCAAAATGGTAGAGCAGTTCGTCGCAAAGAATCAACTCAATATTCTGTTATTGGTGAAGAGTTTGCTAGAAGAACTGCTGAAGAATCTGGTAACTATTTTATCAAAAACTTTCCGCTATCAATTGAAGCAAATGCTAATACGAGTCTCTTAGATGCTCGTGTTGGTGCTGGTCTTGCATATGTTGAAGGTAGAAGAATTGAAACATTTGGTCCAGTTGATATTACGATTAATGCTGGTACAGCAACAAACTCTGTTGATGATCAAAATGTTACGACAAACTTGGGCAACTACATCATTGTAAATGACTTTAAAGGTAACATTCCTTTCAATGAGTTTGCTACAGTAAAACTTTATGATACAGCACAGGATGCTAATAGTTCTTCGAAAGATATGACCCAGCTTTCAGTAACTGGTAACTTGATCGGTACAGCAAAAGTTCGTAGTGTTGAACATCATGAAGGTGCTGTTGGCACAGCTACAACAAAATACAAAGTATATCTTTTTGATATTAACGTATCCAACACAAGCCATTCTTTTGCAAATACAAGATCAATTTTCTATGATACGGCAGCTGGTCTTGATGCTGCTGCTGACATTGTGGTTGAAAGAAGTAGGGCAGTACTCAAAGACGAATCATTCAAGACTGCTGTTTGGGACATTGGCGTACCCGCTATTCAGACAGTTGATACAGCAGACTTTGTTTATCGCACAGTTACATCTGGTAATGAGATTGCTGCCAGTGGTACAACGCTTTCGATTACATTGACTGGTGGTGAGACTTGGACATATGGTGCTTCTGCCACATTGAATACTGAACAAAAAAGAGAAATCATTCTTGTAGCAAATAACACAAGTGGTTCCAATTATATTGAAGGTCAACACATCAATCTAGATTCAGTCGTTGTTACTACAGATGAAACAGCAGAAATATTGAGCTTTGCGTCTCTACCAGCCGCTGATTCTGGCGCAGCAGTTAAGGTTCTAGCATCACATAACGTTAAGCGTCCTACCACAAGCGGTAGGGGTATTGGTAAAGATATCGATACATATTATGTTGAAGTTCTTGCCAATACTGCACCTGATGGTGTTGGTGGCACATACTCTCTAGGCTTGCCAGATGTTTATGACATTCAAGCAGTATACTACAACGCTTCAGGTGCTGCTAATACAGCAAGCACAGATGTAACGACATACTTTAGACTGAACACAAACCAGAGAGATGCATATTATGGTATCTCATATGTTCGTAAGAACAATCTGTTGGCGGTTGCGACTGATGGTGGCTTCCTCTTCAAGATTCGTGCTTTCAAGCAAAACACTGGTGCGGGTGTAGGGTTCTTTAGTGTGGATAGTTATGGTACTTCTTATGCTGATCTTGCACCAGAAGATATTCCCGTATATGTTTCGGAAAGAGGTAAAGCATACGATTTAAGAAATACTCTTGACTTCCGCCCTTATGCTGCAAACACTGTCGCTTACTCAACGACAGAAGCAAGTGCGCCAACTGTTACAACGTCTATCACAGCGGCTCCTACATTTGCTTCTGGTGAAAAGTATATTCCAGCACCAAATCAAAACACTGAGATTGACTACAGTTATTATCTTCCAAGAATTGATAAGTTGTTTATCGATGGTCAAGGAAACTTCCAAGTTATTCAGGGGGTTTCTCAAGAAAGCCCAACAGCACCTCAAGACCCATCTAATGCTTTGATTCTTGCAACTATCAAAGTTCCCCCGTTCCCATCTCTTACATCTCTTGCTGCTAACAGAAAAAGAAAACCTGCTCACGCAACAAAGATGACACTAGAGAGCATTCCTCGTGGTTATACGATGAATGATATTGGTAAACTTGATAGAAGAATTAAGCAACTAGAATATTATACTGTTCTCAATAATCTTGAAGTTGAAGCAAAAGACAAAAGCATTCTTGATGCCAGTGGTAATGATAGATTTAAAAATGGTATCTTCTCAGATACTTTTGCGGACTTATCTCTCTCTGCTGTAAAAAATACAGACTTTGCAGCATCTGTTGACCCAGCATATAAAGAAATGCAGCCTTCTCTAAATCAGTATGATATGCCATTGAAAGTATCTGCTGTATCTAATGTAACAGAATATGATGAAGGCACATTGATTAGCATGACTGATGTCGTGTTGATTGAACAGCCATATGCAACGGGAGGTAGAGACGTATCTGAAGATGAGTTGAACTATGTGGGTAACATGATTTTATACCCAACATATGACAACGGTTATGATACTACTCTCACACCAGATTACAATCTTGACCTTGATATGGAAGATTCTTTTGCAGACTTTTCTGATAATATACAAAAATTTATGTCATTACAATCTGTCAATAAAAAAGTTGCTGGTAAAACTACTACAGTATTTGCTAAAATACCAGTATATGATTGGCCAGAAGGTGATGTTCATCACTATAAATTTGAGACTAAAACTGTATCAACAGCTTCTATCACTAAAAATCTACAGATTGGTAGAGAGTCTGAAACAGATGTTGGTGTTGGTGATTATGTTAAAGATGTTCGCTTCACACCGTTTATGAAGTCAAGAGAACTTTCAGTATTCGTAAGTGGTGTTCGCCCACTGACAAAACTATACTTCTTCTTTGATGGTCAAAGCGTAGATACGAATATTGCACCTGCTGTATCTTCTGTATCTGCTAGCCCAAATTCGCTGAAAAACTTCAAGAGAACAAGAGCGTATGGCACCGAAGTGATCAGTGATGCTAGAGGTAGAGCAAGAGTAATCTTTAGAATACCACCAGAAACATTCTTTGTTGGTTCTAGAAGACTTGAAGTGCTTGATGTAAGTTCAAGAGCAACGGCAAAAGCAAGTGCTGGTACGGGCGCATACGCTATATATAACGCATTTAATTATAAAGAATCAGAGTTAAGCACTAGACCTACAGTTATCGACGAAAGAGGCATTTCCGCAGTTGCAATTTCAAGACCATTGAATACCAGTGAAGGATTTCATGACAGCGATGCTGGTGACACTGGGAGCGCCGAATGCGTTATCGCAACTCATGCCGTTGCATCTGGTTCATTTACACGAAACGATAAAGCACGGGCCGTTGCTTGGTGTCGTAGTAATCTACACGATAATCCTCTTGGTGAAGCGTTCCGTCGTGGTTATAAGTGGCATGGACAACGAGCCATTGACCGAGGCAAAGCGCAAAATCACTATGATGAGTTCCGGCGCTTTGTAGCGTTCGTGACTGGTAAAGAGCGCACATTGCGTGGCGCATGGGTCGTTGTCAAACGGTCGGTGCAGTTCACATTAACAGGTTTGATAGTTAAATGAATATGTCTAACAAATGTGCTATGACAAATAATAGAAAAAGGTTAAACTAAAAATGGCGTATCCTATATCACAAACATTCGCTATTAAACCACAGCATGTCGTAAATGACAATGCTCTGTATTTAACGAAGATTGATGTTTATTTTAAGAGTAAACCAACTAGAAGTGATGCTGGTGGTGTTACGCTACAGTTGCGTGAAGTTGAAAGTGGTATTCCTACAACGACTGTTTTACCATTCTCTGAGGTTCATCTAGAACTTGATGATATCAACACAAGTGCAACCGCAGCAACTGCTACAACGTTCACGTTTACATCTCCCGTTGCCGTTCTTGTTGGTAAAGCATATGCTTTCTCTATTATATCTGATGGTGATGACCCAGATTATCAAGTTTGGATTTCAAAGACTGGTGGTGCTGATGTTGGTACTTCTAAGAAAGTAACTCAAGATGCTAATGATGGTACATTATTCGCAGCAGCGACTGGTGGTAGTTTTCAACCAGTAAGTGATGAGAATCTTAAATACACACTCTATAATGGGCAACTTACTTCTGCTACTGGTTATGTCGAACTTGTCAATCAAGATGTAGAGTTCTTCAGTCTCTCTGCTGCTACTGGTACATTCAGAGAAGGCGAGTATGTATTCAAAAGCGGTGTTAGTAATGCTGCTCAGAATATTGCTGTTACTGCTGGCAACACGACAATTCAGGCTGCTACTGCAAGTTTTGGTTCGTTGAGTGCCGGTCAACATATCGTTATAAATGCTAACTCAACAGTGTTTGATGTTCTTGAGATTGCTTCTGTTAGCAATACCACAATCTTGACGACCGTTGATGTTCCAAAATACGGCAATACAGCAGCAACTTATTTTGCTACGATTGTAGGTAAAGTTGACCACTGGGATGCAGATGAGCCTGCTCAACTGTATCTGAAAGATTCTTCTGCTACTCAGTCTAATAAGTTCGAAGCGACGAATACATTGACCGGCGAGGTATCAAAAGCAACTGCTACGATTGGTACTGTTTTGAATAAGAATATGAGTTATGTTCAACCTAATATTGGCAGAACAAATACCACAAGAACAAAGACAACGATGGACGCTCAAAGACTGTTCAGAGATGATACCAATGCAAACTACACAAAGGGTAACATCGACTTCAATAACCAAACATATTTCAATGATGTTTCCACAGTTGTAAGAAGTCGCAGTAATGAGTTGGCTGACCACGCTACTACTAGGTCATTCACATTTAGAGTCAACATGAGTAACTTGTCCTCACAAACTCCTAGATACACATCACCCTTTGTTGATACTGATGCTGCTACTATAAAAATGTTCGAGTATGATATCAACGAACAATATGTAACAGCGGGATCATTCACTGTTGGTGAGTCGTATATCATTCGCACAGTTGGTTCAACATCATTCACGGGTATTGGTGCTGGTAGTAATGCTGTCGATGTTCAGTTCACTGCAACAGGTGTTGGCTCTGGCACAGGCACAGCATTTATTGATGAGAGTGTGAATGATGCAGAAGGTAAAGCAAGATACATTTCTAAGCTAGTGACTCTAGCAGACAACCTTGATGCTGAAGACTTGAACGTATATCTTACAGCATATCGACCACCTGGAACAACGATTGAAGTCTATGCTAAGTTCTTGGCAGAAGATGACCCAGAACAGCTTGACGCAAAGGTTTGGACACAGTTGACTGGTCAAGCAAGCAATCCATTCTCACAGAACTCAAATCGTTTTGATTTCAAAGAGCATGAGTTCAATCTTAAATCAGCGGCTCCTGTTACTAATGCTGCCTTCCTCAACTCAAGTGGTGTGTTTGAATATGTGAATGAAGCGGGTATCAAGTTCAACGACTTTAAGTATTTTGCTATCAAAGTTCTATTCTGGGGCGAAGGTCATCATCAAGTTCCTCGCCTGGCAGATATCAGAGCAATCGCACTGGCAGCATAGTATGTTAGAACAAGAACATAAATATATTCGAGACTCTCATTCAAAAGCAGTAATAAATACTGATGTAGATGCACTTCGTAGATACAAGGTTCGTAAAGCAGAATCTAAAAGAATATTAGATTTAAAAAATGAAGTCGATTCTATCAAAGATGAAATGAGTGAGATTAAACATTTACTCACCAAACTTGTAGACAACCAGATTAGGTAAGAGAAAAGAATGGCTAAAGCATATACCAATGTAAACTCTACAACAGGAACTTTTGCTGGTTGGCTGAGTAAGTCTAACGAGTTGTTCTACGATATGTCAACGATGATTGTCACCGTTGCTGACGTTACTGCACCAAATAGCAGTAACGAAGCAAGGACAACGGGCAACGCTGACATTCAAGGTATCTTCTCAGCAAACAATATCGTTGTATGGGATACACTTGCTGGTGGTAGAAACGAAGAGTGGGCAAACACAGACACTCTCTACATCGTCTCCAACACGCAGATTGGCAACAGTTCACAGACAGATACACTAACAGTATATGGCGATGCCACATTCGATGCTAACGTACAGATTGGTTCAGCAGCGACAGATGGTCTAACGATTGCTGCTAACACCGTCGTAAATGGTCTTTCGTTCTTCACTGCTAACACACGTTTCAATGACAATGCACGAATAAGTTTTGGTACAGACAGTGATACAAGCCTCTATCATGATGGTTCAGATTTAAAGCTAACCCACAATAATGCAAACACTTCAGACTTTATCATTGAAGATGTTTCTGGTAATGACGTATTCACATTTACGACAGACACTTCCGTATTTACAGTGGCAAGATATGATGGCGTCACTACTGGTCCACAAATAACACTTAAAGATGTTGCTCCATCAGCAAACGGTCAGCATACTGGTAGAATTGCTTTTCAAGCGGCTGATTCTGGCGGTAATAATACAGAATATGCTAGAATAATGGGGGTTATAGAAGATAGTATTGACGGCACAGAAGACGGTTCGCTATACTTACAAACAATTGTTGCCGGTACAAATAGAAGTTTAATTACTGTTAATGACAATGGCGCTGGTGAGATAAGACTCTATCATGCTAATAGTTCTTCTAGTGCAGTGAAATTAACTACCAAAACTGGTGGCGTTTTAATTGCTGGTGAACTTCAATCAGATTCACTAGACGTTGATGGTGTTGCTGATATTAGTGGTGTCGTTACGCTGGGTGCTAACGCAAACTTTGGTGATGCTGACCAAGCGAACTTCGGTGCTGCTGCTGACCTTCAGATTTTCCACGATGCTTCACACTCGCACATCAAAGATAATGGTACAGGCAATCTAAAGATTTCGTCTTCTCAGATTGACTTCTTAGGCGGTGCTGATGGCGCTGAGACAATGGCAACGATGGTTGATGATGGAGCAGTTACTCTCTATCATAACAATGCTGCTAAGATTGCTACAACAGCAACAGGTGTTTCAGTAACTGGTCTTGTTTCTTCAACAACAGCCACATCATCTGGTCTTACAACAGCAGATAGTCTTTCTGTTACAAACAATGCATTCGTTAATGGTAACCTAACAGTCACTGGGCAACTACTCGCCACTGGCTCAGCAAATATGACTGTAAACAATGCAACATTCACAACGATGAGTGTTATTGGCAACTCAGATATTGGTGATCAAACTTCTGACACAGTTACGATTACAGCAAGAGTTGATAGTGATATTGTACCTTCAGCAGACAGTACATACGATTTAGGTACTAATGGTCTACGCTATGCTCTTATTTACGGCGACCAGTTCTACTCCTCGGCTAACGTACACATTCAAGGGCAAGGCAGTTTACGATTCGGTGATGCAGATTCTTCACATTATGTTTCGTTCAAATCACCTGCTACGGTCGCTTCTAACATCACATGGACACTTCCAGACGCTGACGCAACAACTTCTGGTTTCGCTCTTGTAAGTAATGCGAGTGGCGTACTCAGTTGGGCAGCAGCAGGCGCTACAACTACAAGCGATACATCAACAAACGCTAACGAACAGATTTACTTTGGTGATATTACGAGTGGTGCTGTTACAGCAGTACATCATGATGCAGGCTTGACATATAACCCAAGCACTGGTACATTGACAAGTGACGCATTTGCTGGTGTTGCTTCTTCAGCAACAACTCTTACCAGTCTCACTTCAACAGTTACAGAACTGAATAAAGTTGACGGTGATACTGCTGCATCTTCAATCACTGCTGCTGGCGCAGATAGAGTTGTTTACAACGATGCTGGTGTAATGAAGCAAGTTGCTCTAACAACGCTTGACACATACTTTAGCGGTACAACAAAGACATTAACGAATAAGACGCTTACGTCACCAACACTTAATACTCCATCGATTGGTACAAGTTTTACATTTGATAGTATTACTGTTGCTGGTATTCAAACAAGTGGTGAGTCTTTCGCTGACAATAATACTTCACTAATGACTTCTGCTGCAATTAATGATAAAATACAAGCAGTCATTGACGCTGATAATACTGTCATACAAGTTGACTCAGCCGCTACAAAAACATCTGGCGATTTGACATTCAACGATAGCGTTGCTATGAATTTTGGTACTGACACTGACGCTGAAATCTATCACACTGGTTCACATCTATACGCTGATATCAACACTGGTTCTTTCTATATTCGTGATGGCGCTGATAGTAATGCAACAAGATTTTCATTTACACCATCAACTTCTGCTCTTTCAATCACAAACGCAGATGCTGCCGCTGCTGGTCCAACTATATCACTAAGACATGATAGTGCATCTCCTGCTGCGTCTGATGAATTGGGTCAAATCTTTTTCCAGATGGACAATGCTGCTGGCGTAAATCATAACTACGCATACATTGATGCTAGAGTTGTGGACCCAACAACTGATGGTGAAGACGGTAGTATATCACTTTACACAGTAGCAGCAGGTACTCTTAGAGAGACTATTAAAGCAGATTCCGGTGTTGCAACACTCTTACACCTTGGTAGTGCTAAACTTGCTACTGCTTCTGGTGGTGTGACTGTTACAGGTACAGCAACAGCAACAACCTTCTCTGGTTCTGGTGCTTCGTTGACTGCTCTGAACGCAGATAACATTTCAACTGGTACACTTGCTACTGCTAGAATTGAAGATAATGCTATTACCACTGCTAAAATTAATGCTGATGCAGTAACTGGTGCTAAGATTGCTGATGATGCAATCGACTCTGAACACTACACAGACGGTAGTATTGATACCGCTCATATTGCTGCTGATGCAGTAACTGGTGCTAAGATTGCTGATAACGCAATTAACTCTGAACACTATGCTGCTGCCAGCATTGATAATGAACATATGGCTGTTAATTCCATTGATAGCAACCAATATGTAGATGGTTCTATTGATAGAGTACATCTTGCTGCTGATATTATTGACGGTACTAAGATTGCTGATGATGCAATTAACTCTGAACACTATGTTTCTAATAGTATTGACGCACTTCATTTAAATGTATCAGGTAACGGCACGACCTCACAGTTTTTGAGGTCTGATGGTGACGGTTCGTTTACTTGGGCTGTACCAGCAAGTGTTACAGCCGTAACAATCAATAAGACAGTGACGGGAACCAGCTCATTGTCTGTTAGTGATGTGTCTTTAACAGGTTCTATTTCTGGTAGTACTATAACCTTGAATCTTACTGTTGCTCATCATGAGGA